CATATCCACAAGTCTTTCTTGCATTGATAAGTAATTGAGGATAAATCTTCTCAATCTCTTTTCTTATCATCTTTTCATCTTGTGATAATTCTTTATACATATATTTTATATTATCTATAATAATAATAAGTTAGTCTAAAAAAAGTTAAGATCCAACTACTTTATTATAATTAGTCATAAAAAAAGAAAACCACCCTAAGTTGGGTGGCTTCTATTAGAGTAGGGAAACTATACTAATGGGCAGAAAGGAAAGAAAAAACCTACTCTTGTTCTACTTTAGTTATAAGCTGTGTTATAAATGCAGCGTGTTGTTCTGCTGCTAATTGATCTATTTCTTCTTTAGTCATATTCTTATTCTTCTGGGGTACCGAGTTGCTGTTTTTTAATAGCTAGTCTCTCTTCTTGAGTTAATGCAAAGAATTCCTCTTTGGTCATTGCTTCTAATTGCTCTTGTGTAAAATTGCTCATATATTATATTTTTAAGATACTCTGATTTTTAACGTGCTTCCTGTTCTATATATTCCGTTAACCGGAACACCTCCTGTTGCTGCAGCAGCATCATCTACATAGTCTCCTAAACCTGGTAGAGTCATAGTACCTCCTTGTACATCTAATCCTCTTTTAAAAGATGGTGTACCTTGCTGTGGAATATTTAACCACGGTGTTGGTGTATAAGAAGGAAGAACCCAGTCTTGTAACGTTGCTCCGTTAGCATCTACGATTACTTCGAAAAGTTCATCATATGCTCCGTTTGTTGGGAAAGCATTAACTGTTAAAGAAGCTTTGTTTTGTGCTCCTACAGTTGCGTTACTATTTCCGTTGTTTGGACTTCCAGCAAGCCTGTTTTCAGAAGCCATAAACCCATAGTAGTCAGAGAAGAAGTTTCCTTGAGACGACATCTGGATGGAGTTAAAAGATCCTGTTGTGGTAGGTTCTACCCTAAATCCATCTGCAACGGTGTTTATATTTCCACCTGCTCCTACAGACATTCTTATATTACTTGCAGGTTCATATACGTTTATATTAAATCCAGCTGCTTGGTTTACGTCTATACTACCAAAAGGTTGTCCTCCGAAGTCAAAACCGCCTAACTGTATATTTGGAAAAGTTCCCCCAGATCCGCTTAAGAAAACTCTTATAGGTTTAACCGCACCCTGATACGGTGCAAGAGCTCCTCCGGATAAGTTAACTTCTTGGTTAAAGGTATTTGCCCCTGTCCATGTATTGTTTAACGGTAGAAGATCTGTTCCTCCTCCGGCATTTAAGGCAAAGGATGCTGTTAGTGCATATGAAGCAGATGTAGCATTTTCTACTGTTGCTCCTGTGATTGTTACTGTACCGCCTGAATACGGTTCAATTGCGTTTACTTTTAAAGTGCTCATTATATATATATATATTTTAAATTATCCTACTTGGTTAACGTTTAAGTATGCTGATGGTGCTGATGGTCTGGTTGGTGTTACATCTGTTCCTAAAGCTTGAAACTGTATGTTGGCTGATGGTGTTGACCACATAAACTCTATATAGTCTCCTGCTTCGATATGCTGTACCCAGTTAAACGATACGGTTACTTTTGCACCACTTCCCTGTAACGTTATCTGCTTTCTTGATGCCGGAACATCTATTCCATTTTTTCTTATCCATAAAGAAACTGTCTGTGCATTTGCTGTAGTTTTTGTTAAAGAAGCTTCTAAGATACAATCATAAGTTCCTTCTTCTGTAAAAGTAGCTTGTGTATTTGATACCATCGTTACACCTGCAGAAGCATGTAAAGTCTGTTGTGTGTTAAACTTAACATAGTGTGCTGTATCTGCTGAACCAGATTGTGAGGTTGTATCATAAAAAGCTCCATAATGGAACTGGTTATGTCCGTTTACGTTTAGGTTTCCTCCTACTGTTGTATCTGTTAAGACATTTAAGCTTCCTGTTATTCCAGCATCTCCATTATACTGTCCATTCCAACTACCTGCATTTAAAGCATGTGAGGCTGTCACGGCATAAGATGCTGATACCGCTGTAGAGCCAAACTCTTCTATTACTCTTAGTGTTGCTCCTGATTCTACTGATACAGTTTTACCTGGATTTACTATCATTGGGTCTTCTACGTATGCTCTTACAAATCCTTTTACAGTAGAATCTCGATTAATAGTTGTAGAAAATCCATTTATATTTGAAGCTATTGTGTTAGCAAATGCTTTACCTTGTAAATCTATAGTCTCTTGTGGGCTAATACCTGTAAAAGGATCACCTCCATATATTACTACTCCTGTATCTCCTCTTAATGTTAAATCATTTTCAGACCATACTGTAATACTACCTGTATCATTGTAGATGTTCTTGATATAGAAATCATTTTGAGCTGAGAAGAATGCTTGATCTGCTCCATAGAATGTCATATTGGCAGTACTATTCCATCCTCCACCTAGATCATACCCTCCAACCGACATTAATAAACCTCCTACTCCTACTGCATTTATTGCAAAGTTTGAAGATCCTGTAACAGCTATCTCTTGTCTGAAATCTCCATAAACGTTTGTTTTATTACTAGTAAGATTTATATTCTCTGTTCCAGCATTAACACTTAAACTTCCAGTTACTCCTAATGAACCAGTTATTAAAGCTGATCCTGTATAAGGAAATCCTCCTCCTCCAGCATTTAAAGCATATGAAGCTGTTAAAGCATATGAAGCACTTGTGGCTGTAGATGCATTACCTTGTAGGCTTACATTTTTTAAAGTATTCTCTGCTGGGTTGTAGGTAAAGTTGCCTGTTGTTTGACTATATACTGGGGAGATTGTCCCTCCTCCATTTACCCACGGTATGGCATTGTCAAAATCTGCTGTATCGTCAACTACTCTAATGTTGTTAGAATTCTCTGCTTGACTAGAAGATACTGCATAAGAAGCTGATACTTGTGGTACACTATTTAGTGCGTATGAAGCTGTTAAAGCATATGAAGCCGATGTAGCATTTGAAGCAGTTACCTGAAGCTCTGTAATACGATTGCCTATACCATCCAGCAATATATCCTGATTAGACCCAGAGATCTGTGTCAGGTACTGAAATGTTTCGTCAATATATAAATTCGTTAAATCTCTAGACATATCTTATTGAGGGTATTGTTTTCTACTTGAATCATATACTCTAAAACCTCTCTTTGTAAACTCTTCTGCAGTTCTACCCCATCTGTTAAATACAAATGGTGAACCATATTTGTTAGAGTAATCTGGATTTTGTTCGTATAATTTATTAGAGTCGTTTAACTCTGGGAACTGTGTCTCCTCTTCAATAATATATTCTGTAAGCTTCTGAGAGTAGAACTCCATTTTATTCTCAACTGATTGTCTTTTTAGATTGTAAAGACTCCTATCTACTGCATCACTATTTTCTCCTCCATTAGGTTTGATTAGACCGTTATTTCTACTTCTTAGGTAGATAGCATCTAATGAATACCAATAAGCAGCATACACTAAAAAATCTTGAATATAATTATCTAGTAATTTTTTATAATTTGAATAAGTAGGTAGATCAATATCTCCACTGTCTACTAAATCCATTATCTTTTCATATAACAATGTACCTATTACAGATTGAAGCTTTATATCTTGCGATTCCCTAATGGCATTTTTTATAAGAGCAGAGTCGACATTATTGTCTAAATCTGTAAATTCTCTTAATTTAACCTCCGATAGTAAAAATGTATTTGTCATATGTTATAGTAATGGTGCTGATGTGTCTTCTGTTTGTATTGCAGCATCTTCTGCATTTGTAGTATCAACTGAAGTTACTACTTCTTCTTCTGTTGTACCGTCATCAAATAATGTAGTTGTTTCTACCCCTAATACAATATCTGGATAGTTTACTGACATTATTATTTCTAGTTCTTTTAAGATATCTTGCTGTATTGGATTGATAACATTATGCTGTAGTAACTGCATTGCATCAATCATCTCTGCTCTACCTCCTAATTGACCTTCTGTTTTAATACCTAATAACATCGGTGAAGTAATTCTATGGGCTGTAAGAATCTTCTGTACAGTCATATCGTTGATTTCTTGGTAGTATGAATCTGCTCCATTCTGAGGTATTGGTTCTATTCTAGGAGCATTTTCCGGACTATCGCAATCAATATACATAAGTGAACCAGCATTATCTGATCCACCATAGTTAGCTCTTAACATTGCTTCTACTGAGGCTACATCGTCATCCGCACCATTCATAAAAGTTGTAATAGCAAGTGATGGAGCTAATCCATTCTTAATGTTATTTACGTGAAAATTATCAATTTCCGTATCTAGAGAAATTACTTTTAATGCTCCGTTATATAAAGGTAAAGGGTAATATTGTTGTCCTGGTCTATAGTTCCTAACTACATATATTTGAGAAGGCTCATCTTGTTTAGTGTTTTCATTAAACACTGGTAGGTACATTATATCTTCGTTATCTACCCTTGTAAAAGGCTTCCATTCATCTGCAATATAATATCCCGGTATATGTCCTCTGTGATTCTTTTCTCTAGCTCTAATAGTAGAAAAATCTATATGATACACTTCTGCTATTCTGGATCTATCTAACGACCATATTACCTCTAATGCAAATGAACCATGTAAATAAAAATCTAGAGATACTTTAGAAAAAATTGTATTCCAAGTTTCACCTGTCTTATTAGCTTTATCTAAAAAAGCTTCTTCGTTTGCTGTTAACCCTCCTCCTACAACAGCCTCTGTTATTGCATTTACTGCAGCAGCATGTATGGATGATTTATTATATAGAGAGATTAAGTACTGAGGAAATAAATTATCCTCACCAGCCTTAACCATTTCTTTGTTTACTTTCTCTTTATTAGTGATCCAAGTACTGTTGAATCTCTGTATAGTAGAAAAATGTTGTTTTTTAGCTGCCATATTTTAATTATTGTATGTAATATATGCTCCGTATTCGTTAGGAGATACATATTGTGTCGTTGTTGGTATTACAGATCCACTACCATAAATATATTCTTGTGATGAAGTTGTGTACTGTATAAAGACTGGTACATCAGATCCAGATACAAATGCTCTGTCTGTGTCCAATAATCTCTCTCCTGTTATAGCATCCTTTTGTGACCATTTTCTATGAGTTTGAGACCATATTGTATGTGCCTCTGACCACGTAAGTTGTTCTGCTAAATATTCTTTTAATATAAGTGAGTATAAACCGGTATATGATGGTACCTGATTTGTTGTCACTTGTAATGTTAATCTCGGACTAAACTGTGTAGGAGTATTTAGTAGAGTCGCATTTAGTGTTGTTACACTTTGATCGTAATCTTGTGTTAACTGTATTTCAAAGTTTCCATTTGGATCATCAAAATATAAAGAACCACTCTCAGGGTAAACCGAGATTGTATTAGTAAGACCGTCCTTAAAAAAGTTAACCATATATTGAGTATTAGAAAAAAGGGAATGATCCTAAAACCATCCCCCTATTCTTATTAGTTATTATCCTACTACTATACCTGACAATGCAGAGTCTAAAGTTCCGTCTGTTGATTGGATCTCGTCCATCGGTTGAGGTTCTAGTCCTTGGAAGGTAAGAGCATACTGGTTAGCATCACCGAAAGTTGTTCCGGTAGTTGCAGATCCTGCTGATAATGTTGCTCCTCTATATCTACCAACCATAAAGAATTTTCCTGTGTAAGGAGATTCTTCACCGTTGTTTGTTTCTACTACAATCTTTAAGTCTGGGTTTTGAGCCAATACTTTTACTTGATTTCTAATAGAAGCTTGAAGTTTGTGGAAAGCAGCATTAACAGTTTGTTCGTAATACACCGTACCGTTCTCTAAAGATGGTGTTGGTGCTTCGGTTAAATCTCCTGTATTCTTAGTTA